CCGGCTTTCGAGCTTGGCTGCTGGGTATGCGCCCCCGTGCCCTGTCCGCGGAAGTTTGTCGATTTTCTCGGCAACTTCGGCGGCCGCTTTCCGGGCTTCCGGCAGTGTTGGTGTGGGTGCCCAAGCGCGCAGCGCGGCGTTGACGAGAGGGTTGCGCTTGCCGCGCTGGTATGAGGCTCGGCCGAAGCGAAGAGGCGGAACTCCTTTGGAGCTCTCTGCCTCCCGCCGAAGCCCGCGCCCCCCAGCTCGCGCGGCCAGTGCAGCGGTATGCCCGCCCTCTTTAGACGCTCGATTGCGCGCTTGTGTATCGCGAAGCCAAGCGCCCGGCACCTGTCTCTTTCCCACTCGTGGGCGCAGAGGCCGTCCAGCTGGTCCAGCGCGGCCGCGAGGCTGTGCTCGACCGGAAGGCTGGCGTCCTCTAGCCGACCGTTGGCCGCTTGGCGCCTTGCCAGGAGGAGGATCGAGAGGACAGGTCTGTGAAGTGGCTGGCAGCCTTGCCACCACCCCACCGGCTCCGCCTCGGCGTCCTCCACCTGGTCGGCCCATGAGCGTCCCTCTGTCGGCCTGGGCTTCCTCCGGATGAGCCGTATCCACTGCTCCGCCAGCACACCGGTGCTGTCGGAGATCAGTGTTTTCGACTCGTTCAGGAGTAGCCTTGCGCTCGCGAGGTTGCGCGCGTATTGTCGGCGGCTGTGCTCGTCCCATAGGCCGAGCAGGTCATCCCCTACGATCCGGTAGAATCCGCGGTCTACTCGCGTTGTCCGGTACTCCGCCGCCCACATGTTGAGCAGCGAGAGCACCGGCCAGCTCGTCGGTAGGCCCATGAGACAGCCCCGCTTCGTGGCTGCCTCCGTTCCATCGGGGTAGGTGAGGATGAACTCGCCGGTGCACTCGTGCAGGATGCGTTGTTCATCAGCACCCCACTCGAGTGCGTCGACGATGCCGTCGCACACTGCGCGCGCAACTGGGAAAGGGATCAGGTCGGTTGCGGTGGTTAAGTCTGCGCTGAGCAGTTTCTGCCCGGCATGGGTCCTTTCCCACCGCATCCGTGCCCAGTCGAGCCAGACGGGTGTGCCCTGCAGGGGGCCCCTGGTGGCGCGCACGCGTTTCAGTAGCCGCACGAGGACTTTGTTGAGCGGCTTTGCCGCTTCAACCAGGCCCGCGTTGTGGAGTGTGAGGATGCGGGCCTTTCCGCCCCTCTCTGCCTGAGCGTGCACGCGCCCCCGTGGGCCCCCCTGCCTGGCCCAGTCGTCCCGCAACCAGTCGAGCTCTGCGGTTATCGCGTTGCGGTACCGCATTGCGCGCGCTCTCGGATGCTCTCCGGCACTGCCGTGCATTGCACGCGCAATGTCGTCGAGGTAGGCCTCCGATCCGCCCTTCTCTGCGCTGCGTTCGATGCATGCGCTGGTCCCGGGTAGTGGCGTCCAGTGTGGGACCTTCGGGTCCTCCTCTGGGTGCTCGACCTTGAACCGGTGCGTGGCTCGTCGGATCGTCCGCGCCGCGAAGGCTCGTATGGCTGCGAGGATTTCTGGCTCGACTTCTGGGGGTGGTCGCGTAAGTACGGCTCTGTGGCGCCTGATCGCGGCTGCGACGCGCTGTCCCGAGGGCGCTGGGAGACTTCTCCCCAGCGTCGCGAAGGACAGCGTCTGCCGCCGCTGCCAGGCGCACTTCAGGGCGCCGTGCAGGAAGTTGGTGATTGAAGGGTGTAGTGGATGTGGCGGGGCGTTACCTCCCGCCGCGTTGACGGCAGCCTCGTGAGACCACCACTTCAGCACGTCGGTTAGCGCGTCCGCGCCGTGCAGGGCGGCGATCCGCGCCATGTGCTCGCACAGGCGCAGGACGCCGTCCCATGTCCTCCTCCCGCGGGGGGTGACTAGGCCGTTTCTTACGGCCCAGCGCCTTTCGCGGCTCAGGAGGGCAAGCGCGGCGTGGGCAGCTGCCCACGCTTGCTCGACCTTCCCCCGGTCCGCTCTTTGCAGGCGCGTGAGCTTCTGGAGTATGAAGCTCAAGTCTCTTGGCG